TGGTTATTCGCGCCCCGATTAATCGCTAGATATTAATCGCTAAAAGAATGTCTAACTAAATTAGTTAGTTACGAATGAGTGAAGAACAATTAAGCGAATGGGTAACCAAATCCGAGTACGCAAGGTACCGAGGTGTAACACCGATTTACGTTTCGCGATGGATTGAACGCGACAAAGTACCGACAAAAGACGGCAAGCTCGAAATCGAAGTCGCAAACCGTTACTGGCACAAGCGACCGCAATCGCGCCAAAAGAAAATCGATTTTGACGAAGCGCGGACCAAGAAAATGGAAGCGGATGCGCGTCTTGCGGAGATGAACGCCGACACAATGGCGAGCCAGTTGGTCGAAACGCAAAGCGTCGTCGAAACATGGGAGCGATCATTCGCCAAGATCAAAACGAAAATGACCGCGCTTCCTAACAAGATGGGGCCGATATTAGCGGTTCAAGACGATCCTAAAATCGTCACGAACCAATTAAAAAATGCAATCAACAAAATACTCAACGAATTGGCAACCAACGCCAGAAGGCGAAACGCCAGAAGAGCGGAACCAAAGGCTTCTTGACGAAATAGTCGAGAAGACATTTCAGGTGTTTGCAACACCGCCTGAAATGACGATAAGCGAATGGGCCGATACCGAAAGACAACTTTCCAGAGAATCATCAAGCGCGTTTGGACAATGGGAAACGAGCATAAACGAACCGCTCCGCGGAATCATGGACGCGATCAGCGATCCCGAAGTCGAGGAAGTCGTGGTGATGAGCGCGAGCCAAGTCGGCAAAACCGAAGCTATCCTCAACGCGATTGGATATCACATTCAAAACGATCCTTGTCCGATTCTTTCGGTTATGCCGAACGAAGCAATGGCGATGTCGATGAGTCGCGACCGGATCGCGCCGATGATCCGCGACACGCCAGCGCTCAAGGGCCTTGTGAGCGATCCGAAGTCGAGATCGACGGGAAATACGATTTTACACAAGACGTTTCCTGGCGGTCACATAACTTTAGCATCCGCGCAAAGTCCTGCGAACCTCGCGGCGCGTTCATGTCGATTGGTGCTACTCGATGAAGTAGATCGATTCCCCGCGTCAAGCGGAAGCGAGGGCGATCCGGTATCGCTTGCAAAACGTCGAGCAGTTTCGTTTTGGAATCGGAAAATTGTTTTAACATCTACGCCAACGATAAAAGGTGAATCACGAATCGAAGCCGCATACGAAACGAGTGATCAGCGCCGTTATTTCGTTCCTTGCGGAGAGTGCGGCGAATTTCAAACTCTTGATTGGTCAAATGTCATTTGGGATTCCGGGGATACACAAAGCGCCAGATACCAATGCGGATCTTGTGAATCAAAATGGACCGATATTGAGCGAAGGCGAGCAATCACAAAAGGAGAATGGCGAGCTTCTCAGAATTGTTCGGGGGTGGCGGGCTTTCACCTCTCCGGACTCTATTCGCCATTCGTTACGCTCGGACAAGCCGCAACCGAATTCGTAAACGCGAAAAAGCATCCGGAAATATTAAGAACGTGGGTCAATACCTATTTAAGCGAATCTTGGGAAGAAGATAGTGAGCAACTTGACACAAACGAGCTTATTGAGCGCCGCGAGGCGTATGCTGATCCGATTCCAGACGGCGTTCTCGTACTCACCAGCGGCGTTGATGTTCAGGCGGATCGGCTCGAATGCCTGGTCGTTGGTCATAGCCATGCCGATGAGTTGTATTTCATTGATCACAAAATCTTTTACGGTTCTCCGGCTAACGATCAAGTTTGGGAAGAGCTTGCTGATTATCTACGCGCTCCGTGGGCGCATCCGTCTGGCAAAGATATGCGCATCATACAAACGCTGGTCGACTCCGGTTACGAAACACAAGCCGTGTATCGATTCTGCAAACGTATGGTCGGTTCAAGAGTTTCGGCATCGAAAGGCGTTGGAGGTACGGGCAGACCTGCGGTCGGAAGACCTTCAAAAGCAAATAGCGCAAATTGCAACGTTTTTCCGGTTGGAACCAATACGCTCAAAGAAGTGCTCTTTGCAAGATTGCGAGTCAAAGAACCAGGACCGGCATTCTGGCACATTCCCGACCATTTCGATGAAGAATTCTGCTACCAACTTACGGCTGAAAAAGCCGTTAAAAGATATTCAAAAGGAATTCCGCGAATTGAATATATTAAGCTACGACCCCGTAACGAAGCGCTTGATTTAGCGGTTTTGAATCTTGCGGCTTTTGCGATGCTGAACGTCAACACAAATGCGGTACAAAAACGATTACAAGATCAGCGAAAACAAGACCCGAAACAGAAAACCAGGAATAAAAGATCCTGGGTTTCTGGGGTATCACATAAAAGGCGATTTTGAGTAATTTATTCGATTCTACGAATTATCCGACAACCGAGCCGACGCTTGCGCTTTACAATTTGCCAATCGTTGCAGGCGATACCGTGAACTGGAAAAAAACGGGATACGTCGATGACTATCCATCAAGCGGCTATGCAATGGCGTACAAAGCGACCCTAAACGGAGCCGCATCGACGAATTTTACAGTCAGCGGATCGGACTCAAGTGGCGAATGGGTTTTTTCAATCGCGCATGGGACGACTGCGAGTTTCACCATCGGAATTTACCAATGGAATTTATACGTCACGAAAAGCTCATCCTCGGAACGTATACGCCTGGAATCGGGCGAATGGGAAGTCGTTCAAAACATATCGACCGATACCTCGAACGATCCGCAAAGCCATGCGCGGAAGGTATTAACCGCGATTGAAGCGGTAATTGAGGGACGCGCTTCAGTCGATCAATCGAGCTATTCGATTGCAGGTCGAAGCCTATCGCGCATGAGCATTGACGAGCTTCTCCTTTTCCGCGACCGATACAAAGCCGAATGGTTAAAAGAAAAACGACTTGAACGCGCCAAAAAGGGCAAAGGTCATCACGGCATAATCTTAACGCGCTTCACGAACTAATGGGATTCTTCAATTTTTTTAAAAAGAAAACGCGAAAGAGAATAACGCGGGACCAAATGCTCCACCTCTCGCGCCAATTCGATTCCGCGAAGTTCGACAACATATTCGCAGGATGGACCGGAACCAGCGCGACCGCAGACGAGGAATTGCGCGGATCGCTTTCGACAATGCGAGCGCGGACGAGATCGCTTTGTCAAAACTCCGAATATGCCAAAAAGTTTCTAAATCTGACGAAATCAAACGTGATCGGATCGCGTGGGTTTAAGTTTCAGGCAAAGACTCGAAACGAGCAAGGCGCGTTGGATAAGCTCGATAACAACTATCTTGAACGCTTGTTTTTTGAATGGTCAAAAAATCCCGATTACGTTTCCATCGATGGACGTTTGGATTGGTTAGGCGTCCAAAATGTGGTCATGGAAACGCTGGCGCGTGATGGCGAGGTATTTATCCGAATGATGAAAGGCGGGGCCGATAACCCTTTCGGCTTTTCGCTTTGGGTCCTTGAAGGCGATTCGATTCCAATCGATAACAATCTAAAGCTCAAAGATGATCAATACATCATCATGGGAATTGAGCAGAACAAATTCGGGAAACCTCTCGCCTATTATCAAGCGATCAAAACGCCTAATCAGCTATACAATTATTCCTACGATGTAAAAACGGAGCGCGTTCCTGCTTCCGATATGATTCATTTATATTTGCAGGAACGACCCTCGCAAAGTCGCGGAATCCCGTGGCTTAATACCGCAATTCGTCCGCTTCAAATGCTAAACGATTACACCGAAAGCGAACTTGTCGCATCGCGGATCGGATCGTCATCGATGGGCTTTTTCAAATCGCCAGACGGCGCGGGGTATGTCGGAGACGGCGAGGACGAAGCAGGAAATCTATTGACAGATTTCCAGCCTGGAACGTTTCAGCAATTGCCCAGCGGAATGGAATTCGAAGCGTTTGATCCTAAACATCCGACGACCGCATTTTCTGATTTTATCAAAGCGATTTTACGCGGAGCCGCAAACGGATGCGGAGTTTCCTACAACGCACTCGCCAACGATCTAGAAAACGTCAATTACTCATCAATCCGCGCAGGAGTCCAAGAAGATCAAGCGCATTGGAAAACGCTTCAGGAATTTATGATCTCGCGCTTTTGTTATCCCGTTTATCGGAACTGGCTGAAGATGGGAATAACAACGGGTCAAATCGATTTGCCAATCAGCAAACTTTTCAAGTTCGAAGAAGTCGTTTTTCATGGTCGCGGATGGTCATACGTCGATCCGCTTAAAGAATTAAAAGCAAAAGAATTAGCGCTTCAAATGGGCGTAACGTCAATCGGAAAGATTACCAGCGAAGCAGGCGAAGAATGGACCGATATTTTCGCCGAGCTTGCCGCTGAAAAAGACGTAGCCGAGGGACTCGGTTTAAATCTAACGGGTCCGGTTAATCCCGCACCAACGGAAACCATCGAGGTCGAAAATGGAACAAACGAAGAAAATTGAAACGGGGATATTAACCCGCATCTTAGAAGTCAAAGAATCAAACGCGGACAAGGATTCGCGAACACTAGATATTTCCTTTTCGTCCGAAGCTCCTGTGGAAAGGAGTTTCGGCGCGGAAATCTTAGACCATAAACCCGAATCAGTTCGACTTGGACGGTTGAACAATTCGGCCCCGGTCTTATTTAATCACGATATCGACCAACCCGTCGGAGTCGTGGAAAGCGCCAGGATCGAAGAAAAAATCGGTAGAGCTTCAATTCGATTTGGAAACTCGGAACGAGCAAACGAGGTTTTTCAAGATGTCATGGATGGAATCTTACAAAACGTCTCGGTTGGCTACGAGGTTCATCGGATGGAACAAACGAAAGAAAACCCGCCCGAGTACCGAGTGACCGATTACACGCCGCATGAAATCTCAATCGTGACCGTTGCCGCCGACATTTCGGTAGGGGTATCACGCGAGAGAAATACGCGGTTTGAAACCGAGGTAATCGAATTACCCGAATTGAAAGAACAGAAAATGGAAGTTGAAGTTCAAGAACAAGCGGTCAACACCGCGGCGCTCGAAGCAAAAGTACGAGCCGACGAATTGAAGCGAGTACGCGAAATTGAAGCTTATGGACGCGAACATAAAGAGTCCGAGCTTGCAGAGGAATACATCAAAAGCGGTAAATCCGAAGGTGAATTCGCTCAAGCCGTTTTGGAGCGAATCAAGAATCGCCCGAAAGAGCATTTCGATATTGGATTGACCAAAAAGGAAACAGGTGAGTTCTCAATGCTTCGCTTGATCAACGCATTAGCGCGTCCGCATGACCGAACCGCGCAGGATGAAGCTTCATTCGAGCTTCAAGCTTGTCAGGCCCAGGAAGGAAAGCAAAAGCGAGCCGCTCGCGGTGTTTATATTCCAAACGAGGTTTTAAACGAGCGAAGCCTTTCCCGCGCCAGCTATCAAAAGCGTGAACTCCAAGCGGGTTCCGGTGACGGCGCAAACCTTGTTCCGACGATCCTTGATTCATCAAGTTTTATCGAGTTTCTCGATAATAATATGGTCAGCGTGGCGATGGGTGCGCGAGTTATGCGCGGACTCGATGGAATCATCAAGATTCCTCGCAGGGACGCGGCTATTTCTGGCGGATGGTTAGCTGAAAGCGGAGACGCTGGTGATGTAACGCCTAGCTATGATCAAGTAACCATGCAATTGAAAACGTATGGCTTGCGCGTTGATCTTTCACGCCAGTTGAGACTCCAAAGCTCGATGGACGTTGAGCGCTTGGTACGAGAAGAAATCTCACTCTCAACCGCGATTGCACTTGATCAGGCCGCATTGAGCGGAACAGGCTCAAGTAACCAGCCCACCGGAATTGCCGCAACAAGCGGAATCGGGTCTGAAACAATCACCGCGAATCAAATCACCTACGCGCAAGCAATTGCGATGCAAGGCGATGTCATGGCGGCGAACGCGTATTTCGGAAAGCTTGGATACGTTATCCATCCAACGCTTGCCGCTGATGCGAAAGCTCGCACCATCGATTCCGGTTCCGGTCGTTTCGTGATGGAAAATAACACCATCGACGGATTCAGAACGCTAGTCAGCGCTCAGGCGACTTATTCCTCGCAGAATAAGGTGTTCTTCGGAAATTTTGATGACCTGATGATCGGTTACTGGTCACCTGGAATTGACGTTAGCGTTCACAAGGAATTTGACGACGGACGCGTTAGATTGATCGTTTTCGTGGATGCCGATATCGCCGTCAGGCACGCCGGATCATTCTCGATGACAGTCAACGCTTAATGCTAACCACTAAGAACGCAGGCGGCCTGATAGGGGCCGCCAGCGAGACAGGCGGAAAAGTGAAAATAACCATGTTACGCGGCGCATTCATCGCGGGAGAGAATCACCCAGCGGGTGAAACGCTTGAGGTCGATGACCGCATCGCACGCCAACTCATCGGATCGAACAAAGCCGTAGCGGCTGAAGACGCACCGAAAAAGGCGACAAAGAAAAAATAACGATGGGAGTCGAAAGTGCGTCCGATTTATCCGATTTTTTCCTAACCGATGATTTCGGGATCGCGGCAACCTATACGCCCGACGGCGGAAGCGCTTCAACAATCAACGTTTTATTTGATAACCCGTTCTCATCCGTTCCCCTGGACACGGGGGAACGAGATGTGGAATCGAACACGCCAACCGCGCTTGCAGTATCTTCGGATGTTGCGAGCGTGGCGCATGGCGATGTGATCGTAATCAACTCGATTACTTACCACATCGTCGGCGTGCAAAAGGACTCAGGGAGTGGATATCAAGGGACGACCTTATTAATGCTGGAGAAGCAGTAAAATGGCGAACCATTTGAGGCGACAAATTCGCGAGCGCATAGCGACCCGCGTTACATCGCTTTCCACAACCGGATCGAATGTTTTTCAATCGCGAGCCTATCCGATTGAAGAATCCAAGCTTCCTTGTTTGCTGGTGTACGATTCTGATGAATCCGTCACGCTTCAAGCGATGGGCGGGACTCGCGGAGTCGCGTCAGAATTGACGGTAAACATTGAAGGATATTGCCAAGGCGGCGACGGTCAAACCGTCATGAATACGCTCGCGGCAATTCAGAAGGAGGTTCAAATCGCAATGCAGGGAGATATTAATATCAATAACCTTGCGCGTGATTCGTACCTGACCAGCGCTGACGCGTCTATTAACGCGGAAGCAACGAAACCGACGGGATCGGTTCGGTTATCGTATCTCGTCGAATATCAATATTTGGAAAACGCGCCGGATGTAGCCGCGTAGAAAGAAATAAAATGGCCGCAAGTAGTGGAAACGGTGGCGTTTTGCAAACGTCACCCGATGATTCAACCTATTCAGCTATTGCATCGCTTCAATCATGGACGCTTGAGCAAGCGGCGGACACGATTGAAACAAGCGCGATGGGAACCTCGTTAGCAAAATCTTTTATTCCTGGTCAAACATCGTGGTCAGGAAGTGCGGAAGCGCTATGGAACGATGATGATACATCGATGGAATCCATCCAAACCGCCCTCGCGGCAGGAGATACGACTTTTTATGTAAAGCTTTATCCGGTCGGGACTTCAAGCGGCGATTTTTATTCCGGACCGATTGTTCTAACGGGTTTTTCGTTAAACGCTTCATTGAATAGCCCGATAGGGTTTTCGTTTACTTTCCAGGGAACCGGAACGCTTACATTAAATAACGCGTAATGGACGTACTTAAATCCGCCAAGTCTCATTTCAAAGAGAGACTTGGCGAGGAACTCAAATGCTTAACGGTTCCCGAATGGAATAATGCGAAAATTTATTACCGCCCTGCAATTAAGTTATCTCAAAGGGCGATAGTCATGAAGCATATCCAGCGCGATGAATGGGACAAGTGCATCGCCTGGGGAATGATATTTCGTTGTCGGGACGAAAACGGGAAACCCTTATTTAATCGCGGTCATTTAGATCAAATCATCGATGAATTCGATCCTGATGTATGTCAGCGAATCATTGAAGAAATGAACGCGAACGATCCGACGCAGGACGAGATTAAGGGAAACTAGAAAGCGATCCCGATCTTTACGCGTGTTTTCAACTCGCGGAAATTTTGCATAAGACCGTCGAGGAAATTATGCAAATCAGCGAGTTCGAATTAAAGGGATGGATCGCATACTTTGAACTAAAGGAAAAACGTGCCAAGCACAACCGTTGAAATTTTAGGACGCGATAAAACGAAGAAAGCGTTTTCGTCGGTATCAAAATCGATGGATCGTTTGAAATCGTCAATGGGCAGTCTTAAAGGCGCGGTTGCGGGTTTAATTGGTGGCGCGGGTTTGGGCGCGTTAGCGTTGGATTTACGCAACACCGCGGACCAAATCGGCAAAGTTTCAGCGCGTTTGGGGGTTGGTTCCGCGGATCTGCAAAAATTCCAATTTGCCGCAATGAAAAGCGGAATGGATGTCCGCCAATTTAACATCGCGCTTCAGCGTTTTACTCGACGAACCTCGGAAGCATTTATCGGGACAGGCGAAGCAAAAGATGCAATCGCGGAATTTGGCATTCAATTAAACGATTCGAATGGTCGGTTAAGAGATAATACAGATTTGCTTCTTCAAGTCGCGACCATAATGGAAAGCAAATTAATAAAACAAGCAGATAAAGTCCGTCTAGCGTTTAAATTGTTCGATTCTGAGGGGGTCAAAATGCTTAATATGCTTCAGCTTGGACCTGAAGCAATAAAGGCGATGGGGCGCGAGCTTGAGGCATTAGGTGGAGTTATAAACGAGGAAACGATAGTCGCGTCTGAACAGCTAGGCGACCGTTGGGATATGATAATGGCAAAGGTGAAAAACGCCTTTGCTCCAGCAATTATTGGCGCAAACGAATTGCTCGGAGTCTTTACCCAAGAAGCCGAAATGGCGGGTATGACTTCTGAACAATTGGAAAAGCATATAACGGGCGTCAGAGATTCATTAATAGAAAAAAAGAAGGCTCTTGATGAAAACGATGTCGGTTTAAAAAATCTTTTTTTAGCCGCTCGAATGAGCGCGGGACAAATTGAGAATGAAAAAAAGAAAATTGATGAATCCATTGCTTCAATGAATGAGCAATTGGATGCAATGAAAAAAGTTAAACAATGGCGCGATAAACAAGTCGAAGCAACATTGGCGCAAATTAAAGCGACGCAGGAAGAAAACGAATTAAGACAGCAAGCAAATAACGATCAACTTTTGTTTAATGACTTATTAGCAGTCCAGCTACAAATGTATTCGGAAGGGATGCTAATGATGGAAGAAAGCGCACAAAAACAAAAAGAAATAAACGAACAAAAGATAATTGATTTTCATCGAGAGATTGACGAATTTGAGCGGATGGAAACTGCAAAACAAGAAATGCAGGAAGCAACCGCAAGAGCGACAATTTCGACTATGGCATCAATGGCAAGCGCTGTTAAGGATGAAGGCGTTGAGCTTTTCCGATTTTGGCAAGCCGCGGCGGTTGCAAATACTTGGATGTCAACTTATGAAGCGGCAATGAAAGCCTGGGCGCAACTTGGAATATTTGGTGGGCCAGCCGCCGCCGCTATTGCAATTTTAGGAGCCGCACAAATAGGTAAAATACTTTCGACAAAACCGCCAGGAAAACAAGCGGGCGGCGATGTTCGCCCAGGAGAAACGTATCTCGTGGGAGAGCGCGGTCCCGAATTGCTCACCATGGGCCAATACGGCGGAAACGTCACGCCAAACCGAAACCTCGCGCAAGGTGTAATTATCAACATTTACGACGGGACAGGGCGTAAAATCGATCAAGCGCTTTCCGATTTACGCGTCGAAGTCGTGGAACGCGCTCAACAGTTTGGAGAATTTGCGGCCGTAGAATCTAGACAATACACGCAAAATGCCTTCGCTTGAAGTCGAGATCGAAATGGTTACGCCAACTGATAGCAATCCTGCTGGAACGAATGCAAAATTTTACGTTTCAGATCATTCGCATATTGGCGCTAACGGCGAATATTATCACGGGTTCATTCAGAAAGCGCCTAATCTCAAGCTTCAAGATTCGGGATCAGGTCAAATCGAAATGAGTGGCGCATCAATCGTTTTATCAAACGAACCGAACAACGCGGATCACCCATTCGGACAATCGAACTACACAAAAATTTTAAGCGATACGGGTCCGTATTATATAGGCATTAAATATCAAACCACATACAACTTGTTCGAGGGACAATTATTTATCCAGGCGATTGATTCGGAATCGATACGCTGTAACGTAAAAAGTATCAGACCGACCGATTCAGGTCCGGTCTGGAATACAACGCAAGAGGGCATCAGCGGAACAACAAGCGATCTAGTTTCGGGTTTCATATGGGGCGATGTTGTCGATTGGGAAGTCGAACGCGATGATTCAGACGTTGGATCATGGGACGCGATAAGCGGATCAGCGGTTCAAGCGGCGTTATATTTTTTCAATGCGGTTTCAAGCGTAACTCCTACGATCAAAGTCAACTCAAACGCGTCAACATGGGCCTCGACCGGATCGGTTCGATATGATGCAAACGCGTCTGACGATGGAAGCGCGGATGCTCAACTCGGCGCTTACCAATCAACCAACGATTATGCGGACGGGACACAATACTCGTTTTCTGCAACCGGGGTTAAAAATCGATTTTTATCAAGTGGAACAAATCGCGCAACCCCTGGACGCACAATTGCAGAGTTTGCAGAAACTATGGCGTATATTAGTTCGGCGGCGGATACACATATCCCGCGAATAACAAATGATAAATTTTACATTTTAGAAACCGAGACGATTGACACTAACAAAGCACCATCGCCGCCGAATCTATCGTTCGTTTGGGATAAGGGAATCATCACAACGCTTGAAGCGTTACGCCTTGTCAGCTTCGCATCTAATTATCAGTTTTTTATTCTTCCATCGCAGACAAACGGAAATAGGACCTTATTTTTAATTGATAAAGCAAACGCGCCAGCTTCGAGTTCCGCGTATTACAGTACGGTATCCGAAAACGATATTATCAGTTTAGTTATCCGCGGACCGGAAGAAATCAAAAGTATTAAAGGAAATTTTGAATATTACCGCTGGCAAGGAACCGAGCTTGTAGAAACGAAAGGGCGATCAACGCTTTTTCTTAATGCAACAGGCAAAGAAGTTTCCTTTGATGCGCTTATTACAAACCCATCGCAACAAACAAACCTCACGAATTTTTTAAACGCGATGAAAGCGTTTTACGATAAGCCGACTTTAAGCGTAGAAATAAACGATGTACACGACGAATGGCGACCAGGGGATCGCGTCGTATTCAATCGACGCGATGAATTCGTCAACGTAGACATGATCATCCGATCTATCGAGTGGAACTTTAACGATTTGACGACAACCATCGAAGGAGACGCAACTTTAACGCCATACGTTCAAGAATGAAGATATTACACGACGACAAAATCAGCGCGGTTTCCGTTTCATCTGGCGCTCAGTTTTCTTCAAGCTTTGCGGTTTCGAATGTATCAAATGATATCCCGCAAAACGTATTCATGGCGAATTCGGCAAGTGCGACCATAACTGCGACCATCAGCGCGGGCGTTCAAGCGGTATTCGTTTCGGGATTGATGGCAGATAATGCGGTAATCGAGATCACCGATTCTGATAACTCGTTGACTTATAGCGAGGTTTTAAACACAACTAAATTTTCAGCTCTTAAAATACTTGGTCGCAATAACGATAATCAAATCCCCTGTTCGCTCGATCCGTTTACGATTTCGGGTTTTACGGGTACGGTTTTAACGTCACCGCTGACAAGCGACACCACGTTAAGCGATCCATTGACGGGCGCGCCTAATACGCTTGAGCTTCAAGCAAATCTCACGCTCGGCAATGGTGGCGAGGAAGAGGTCGTTCTAGAACTAGGTTTGGGATCATCAGAAAGCGCGATTCAAAATAATTTTGACGGGTCCGCATTAGGTGCGGGAACAGTTAAGATCGTTCTCGAATCTCAAGACGATTTGAAAGACTCGCCCATCGAAGGAAACGCGATTGCGAAATGGAATCAATCATCAGGTGCTACTGGACGCTTTGACGATTCATCAGACGCGGTTGTGAATTGCGTTAGTTTCGGGAACGTGCGCGTCGGATCGCTGGTCACGATTGACGGGGTTGATTATCAGGTCACAAAAATCGTCGGACAAGGCACGGGAAACGCGGATGTAACGCTTTCAGGAACGGTTTCGGATGGAACTATTACCGCGATCAAGAATCCGGTACGCGTTGGGATTGTTCGCGCATCCGCTTGCATTAGCCTGGAAAATCCCCAAATAGGATTTTCTAAGGCACTCAAGGATTTTTCAATTCGCAAACCGCTTATTAATGGCGGATATCGTCAAACGCCGAAAAACGTCGCGAAACAATTCACTATCGATGCGGTATTACCAATCGCGCAAGCGAATAATCTTTTTGATTTTTATTACGCTTTCCGTTCAAAACCGTTCCCAATTGCCGCGCTTCAGGGGATGCCAACGGCACAAAGCGAAGCGCAAGAATACAGCGGATTTTGTTATTTATTGGATCCGCCAGAAATGCAAAGCGCAACGGTTGACGGGTCTTTTCAAAACGTAAATTTTTCAGTATGCGAGGTGATTTAAAATGGCAGATCGAATTATCAAAAGCGATAGCGGGAACGATACTGTAATTCAGAATAATTCGGGATCGCGAAAAATCAAGGTTACGAATGCGGGAGACGTTGAAGTCACGGGTGACTTTAAAGCGACGACCGTTAAAGCAACGAACTTAAAAGCGAATGACGGGACCGCATCGATAGAAGTTGCAGATTCTACGGGTGACATTGGGTTTTCTGGAAATACTGATTTAAAAATAAAATTACCATCTGCTGGGGGTATTTACGAATCTGATGGATCTACGGAGATTTTAACGGAATCAAGTGGAGCAGTTTCATTGAAAAATACTGCAATTGATTCAAGCGTTACAATGTCGGCAAATCAATCAGCAGTAAAAACTGCTTTGAATGCTTCTGGTTCTGCCCCGATTTTTGCTTGCAGAGCATGGGTTAATTTTAATGGTACTGGAACAGTTGCAATCAGAGATTCAGGCAATGTTTCATCAATTACTGACGAAGGAACTGGTCATTACACAACTAATTTTACAACTGCAATGTCTGATGCGAATTACGCCATAACTCACATTTATAAGCCAGATAATACCTCAGCCAGTGCATCTACACGAATGTTGTTTTTTAACACACAAGTTGCTGGTTCATTTGATATTTTCACTAGGGCAATGGGTGGAAGTAATACAGATTATCCAACAATTTGTCTTGCTATTTTTAGCTAACCCAAAGGATTTAAATGAAACTAGGAATTTTCCCCAATGAAACAACCATTAGTGTGCTAGTACCATCACCGAACTGTGATCTTACACTAGAACAGATCTGTGCTAAAGATGTCCCTACGGGAGTCAAGTACAAAATAATTGACAGTTCTGAACTTCCAGCAGATAGAGATTTTAGAAATGCTTGGGAGTACGATTTTTCAACTGATTATGATGGAGTAGGTGCATGATTACGATTAACTTAGATAAGGCCAAAGACATCACCAAAGAACGTCTAAGGCAGGAACGAAAACCTTTATTAGAAGCACAGGATATTTTGTTTATGCAAGCACAGGAAAGTGGTGCAGACACAACGGCAATCGTAGCAGAAAAGCAGAGGTTAAGAGACATTACGAATGCAGTTGATTCCTGCACGACGACCAACGAATTAAAGGCGCTTACTTGCTCTGATTAATGGACCACCACATGCCAGCACAAACCGATTTGACCGATATCCCAAATCGATTTGCAGACGTTTTATTAACTCAAGCAAGTTTGCTTGAAATGGTTCTGTGCGGGATGTTGGTCGCGCTTGGATGGTATATTCATTACGAAGGTAAATCCGCGAAAGGCGAACGCAAATTAAATCAAGAAAAATTTGAATCGCTTATTATTAGAACGCAAGACTCGACGATAAAAATGGCATCCGATATTTCAAATGTTTCGGCGCGTCTTGATAACATTGAACGCGAATTGGAATCGCAAAAAGATTTTATCTTCGCAAATTTAAGGACGAAATGATCGCAGCACTCGCACCCGTAATCGCGGGAACCGTCAAAACCATGGCGCTTTCTTTTTTGAGCGAAAAACTACTAATCAAAGTAGTTTTTTTGCTCCTTCAAAAACTCGTCAAATCGACTGAAAACGACCTCGACGATAAGATTCTCGCCGAGTATGAAAAGTCGATGGCGGGGAAACTGTGATCGGTCGCGCTTATATTACGAAGAACATTTATCGCTACGGCGGGGGCGCTGATGATTGACATGATCACGCCTAACTTCAGCCGCGCCGAAATGGCTTGTCGTTGCGGATGCGGATTTGCGCCAAAACCAAACGACGAGTTCATGCAAAAGCTTCAACTCTTGCGGGATCGCGTTGGACCGTTACCGATTACGTCATGCGCAAGATGCGAGGAACACAACAAACGCGAAGGCGGGTATCCTCAATCAGCGCATTTAGAAGCGAAAGCCGCGGATATTCGTATATTCGGACCAAGAGCGTTAAAAGTTATTGAGGAAGCTCGAAGAATCGGTTTCAGCGGAATCGGTGTTAAACAAAATGGCGAAAAATCAAAACGCTTTATCCATCTTGATATTCTTCCACGGGTCGCGATTTGGTCGTATTGATTAAGCCAAGTTCGTAATCGCGTAATATATTGCGAATTTGTGGACCGTGCAACTCCGTTCCTTTACGAGATCGAAAACCTTCAGCGTTCACGATCTTAGCTATCCTATAAAGAGTTAAATCTTGTTTCGATAATTCGATCACGCGCTTTGCGAGTTTCGGTTGTTTCTCGCTTAATCTTGGCGTTCCTTCGATCCTAATCTTTCCGTTTCGATCAACCGTCTTAATCGCCTTACCGTTTCGTTTCCCCGTTTCCCGCTGGTGATCTCGTCCCGCTTTCATGCGACGCGTCAACGTGGATCGCTCAAGCTCGCTGAACACGCCTTGCATTTGAACCATGGCTTTGCGCATAGGATCGTCGTAGATAGCCTGGGATATATTCTCGCCCGTATTCGCAGAATACAAATTGATTTCCTTGGACGCGATGAACGTCGCGAGTTGCATTTGAAGCAATAGTTCACGCGCCAGCCGCGTCATGTCTTCGATTATTATGATTTTAATATTATGCGCGTCAGCGTATGCGATCATTTCGGAAAAAGCGGGTCGATTGCTAACTGTCCCTGAAATTCCTTTTTCCTTGAAAATGCGTTCAAAAATTAATTTTTTATCTTTTGCAAATTTTTTTATAAGAGTCGCTTGTCGACCAAGGCCCGTTCCTTGGACTTGTTCGCGGCTAGAAACTCTTACATATCCTATACATTTCATTTCGTTGTTATCCCCTACTAACATAAAAAAAACGTATTTAATAACTAATGATATTAGTAATTTGCAATATTTTTTTATTTTTTGCTTTACAAGTACAAATAATATCTGTATTTTTCTTTCTGTCAATGCGATTAACGCATTTGCGAACAATCAACAACCGAAACGAGAGGGTCAAATGAGAATCAAATCAATAGATACAGCAATATTAATCAATGGCGGTCATGAATGTAATTTTGAAAACCTAGATGGTCATTTGATCGCAAAATTAGACGGAGAAAAATTTGCTCAAGCATTTCGACAGGATGACATCGGAAGATGGGATATTTATTTTTTCCCAAAAGCACTTCAAAAAAATCGTTCCGCATTTATTTATGGGAATGTGAACAGTGCAAAAAAAGTAATCAACCAGATGGCAAATTTCATTGATTTTTTAACTTAAACAAACCGCGCCCGCGCTGGGCGCCCACCACGTTTTTTTCATGGACGAGAACACCGCGCCATTGACGGCGCAAACCTCAAAAGATCTGTTTAGCGACTCGAATTCCGAGATCCTGAACACGACTCAAGCCGCGAGTATCTGCGGCGTTTCATATCACAAATTTTTGCGCGAGTTTGGAGAGATTCCTTACACGTTCGTCTATCCGGGCGGACCGCGAATCTATTACCGAAGCGAGGTTCGCGCTTTTATCGAGGGAAAGAATAAATGAGAGACGACGTCGCAAAGCGCTTTGACGCGTGGATCGATCCCGTTGGATGTGATCGGGATTACACCGGATCACATCCCGATCTCGATATCTATCCGCGCCCTGATCCTGATCTCGCATGGAAACGATTCTGCGAGCAATGGGAGAAATGGTGCAAATTGCAACCGCTGACGTTAGGCAAATGAAATTTAATTTTGAAAATATTCTTCCGGATCCTGTTTCATTTTGGTCTGCGGGAGAGGTAAAGACTGAAATGAAAGCGCATAACCGACCAATGAAAAGACGCGTTCCTGGCGCGATGAGTAAAACCGAGGAACGCTTCGCGGAACTCTTAAACGAGTATCAGCGCGATAAACAGATCGTCTCTTATAGCTTCGAACCCGTCACGTTTAAACTCGCTGAAGGCGTTCGTTATACGCCCGATTTTATGGCGGTCTTCGCAGATCCGACAAGGGGCGTGGCGTTTTACGAGATCAAGGCGTCAGAGTTTCACGCCAGCGGGAAATCGAATCAGATGAACTCGCTGACGAAACTCAAAGTCGCGGCGCGGACGTTTCCGCAATTTTATTTTTTCAAATGTTATCCACGCAAGAAAAGCGAGGGGGGCGCGTGGGTGATCGAACCTATTAAAAATTAACGCTTTCCCGTGCAAATTCTCCGGCTCTCCTCTCGGCGCGACCCTCAGTACGCGCGACAAAAAGGAGTTTATCGGTCTAGGTTCTAGCATTCGAACCAGCGTCTAACATTGCGTAAGGGCTGACGCGGGAAAGTATCACAAAAGGAGTATTTTTATGAATGCACAAATAAACGAAATCGCAAACGAAAGAAAAAAACAATGGAACAAACGCCAAAAAACAATCCGCAAAATATATCAAATGTCGAATTTCTTAACTCAATTAGTGAAGAAAAAGTCGGGTTTACTCCGCCGCGAGAAACAAAACAAACAGGCGGGAAATATCTCAAAGCGAGCCTTATCGGAGACGGGTATTCTAACCCGCTCAAGTTGCGTTTATTGGGTACGTTTATGGACGGTAAAATGATTAATGGCTGGCGAGCTTTTAGAAAAAGCGGAACGCCTAATCGAAAGCGCAAACTAAACGAAATAGATTTAACCGAATTAGGTACAAATAATTTCGGAAAAAAAGAAGAACCCGTCGAGTTTTGGGCGGTTCCTGTTTACGTTTTTGACGATCAAACCGTGCAGATATTCGAGTTTCATCAACAAGGAATTATGAACGGTTTGGAGAAGCTTGGAAACGACCGAAGCTGGGGCGATTTCAAGCATTACAACATCACGATTGCCAAATCGGGCGCGGGTAATCGAACCCTTTACACGGTCAACGCGATTCAAGAAGATTTCCCGCAAGATCAGCAAAATTTCGTCTACGAATCGATTCAGAATATCGATATGGAAAAATTATTCGTTGGCGAAGAGCCGTTCCTACGTTCGGACGAAAACGCGCAAACGCAGTAACCGCAACGCATAAACGTATACTCGACGATGCAAAACGAAAACGAAAAACCTCTACTCTCTATTGGGGGGGAAATAGAAACCCCTAAAGGGGTTTCTTCCCCCCCATATAGAGAGTGCGAGAAATCGCAATCGCGTAGACTCGCCGCGGAACGCGTACTCGATGCGCTAAAAGCGAAGCCGCAAATAACGCCGGAACGTGAAACGAAGGCGGACGAACTGCGCCGATGCGAAGACGGGAACATTCGCGGCACGTTGAACGGGATTGAAACTGAAGTGTTTCAATCCGAGTCAACGCGTCCAGGCGCAATTCCTGGCGTTAAGTATGATTTTGTGCGATTTAAAAATCATCCATCGTTTGACGATTACGGAAACTATATCGGCAAGAATAAAATAATAGGCGAGTGATGGATTATAAAAGATTAAGTAATTCGAAAGAGCGTTTTATTGGTAAGCGTTTAAGTTATCGAATCTTTTTAAATAAATACGCGAAGTATTACGCAATACATAAAAACGACAAATCGCCTACATTTACGCATCGCACCGATTTAAATCGTTGGATTAAAAACCGCGTTGAACAAATGCGCGATCAGCAAACGTCTAATCAAGCGGAGTTGTTTTGACAAACTCCGCTTGTAGGCTGACACGATTACGCGATGCGGGTAAAAATAAGTGGAGCAAAAAGCGCGGTTTGTATCGTTGTATTTGCGGAACCGAGAAAGAGATCGACGATCACTCGGTGCGAACTGGCAAAACGAAATCGTGCGGATGTTTAAACCGTGAAAGCTTACAAGATCGAAACAAAATCCGAGAACGCGCAGCCGCTGGCGGAAGAGCAATTAAAGGACGCAAAGCGCCATGCAAGGGCTTAATCTTGATCTACGAGTTTCAATCAAAATACTCGAAACCGCGTGGACGCAAGCTTTGGGTCACGCAAGCCGAACTCTTTCAGATTCATAGCGGAACGCTTCCTGATCCATTCGCGGAACCAGAACGATTCGCGCAAGTGCGCCCATACAAGAAACAACGCTAATACATACACATTCCACAAATCTGCAAACGCATTTACACTACTTTTTGACACGATTTGATACTTCGCAGATGATATCGATAACGCGTAATTTTTCCCGATTGCATGGATGCAGATCGATATACGTTCCGATATTAAAGAGCTTACAAGATCGCTGAACCGCATCCAGCGAAAGCAAATCCCCTTCGCCACTTCTAAAGCGTTAAACAATACCGCATTTGACGTTCGTAAGTCGCTCCAAGATGGACTTGACATTCATCTTGATCGGGCCACGCCTTACACAAAACGCGGAGTCCAAGTCGAAAAATCTACCAAGAAAAATCTAGTCGCGAAGGTTGGATTCAGATCGCGAACATTTGGGAAAGGCCGAGGAATAATTCCGCAAGCCGAATACATGAAACTTCAAATCAAGGGCGGATTACGCACGCCGAAAGGGAACGCGATTCCTGTACCAATTGTTAAGAATTTGAAGCTTAATAAATACGGATCGATAAGAAGAAATAAAATCAATAACGCGTTAGGAAACGAGGACAAATTCTTTAGCGGTAAACCCAAAGGCGCAAAGGGCAAGGGGACTGGCGAGGGAATATGGGAGCGCTATGGCGGTAAGCGTAATCCGAAAATTAAAATGATTATCTCGTGGAATAATAACACCGATTATCAAGCGCGTTACCCGTTCAAAAACATTGCTATGCGAAGCGTGCGAAATAATTTTAGAAAACGATTTGATAATGCCTTACAGCAAGCGCTTAAAACTGCGCGGTAACGCGGGTCCTTCTAAAGAAAAAGCCCGAGGGTTATTCGCGC